CGCTGAGCAGAACTCCGCGGCCCCATATCAGTGGGAAATCAAATTCGGTAAGGCGCTCAAGGTCATGCCCGGGAAGTATAAGAAAAAGGGGCTCGAGAACTTTCGGTTTTTCGTCAATGATGAGGTCGAGAGTGACTACGTCGAGGCGTTAAGCTCACGAGGCACGGCGCTGGGCGATAAGATAATCATCGAGGGCGGCGTCGTGACTTACGGGAAGGTGCCGGTCGTCGGCGCCCCTCTAATACCGACAGACCTGCCCGTTCCGACGGGTGATGAGCTCGCTGTCTCAGCGATTGAGTCGGGCGAGGGAGTCGCCGCTGGTGAGGATGAGCTTCACGTGAGCGATACTGGTGGTTTCGAGGTCGGCCAGCTCATCTGGTTTTACGACCCGGCGATCGGCTATAAGTCAGAGACACTTAAGGTCAAGTCAATAACTCAAGACCCTGATACTGAAAATCCGCCAGATACACTCGACAGCGGAACGATTAAGTTTGAGACAGCTTTCCGCTATCCTCACGGCGTCGGTGAGCATTTTTATGTCGTCACCAACGATGGATCAGACTGCCTACTCACCTATAAAAACAACCTCATTATCGGGCTTCACCGCGACCTTAAGATTGAGCCTCAGCGAGATGCTAAACTCGAGGGCACGTTGTTTTTCTACTCGATGAGAGCTGACGTGGCGATAGAGAATGTCAATGCCTGCGTCTTGATAAAAAACCTTAAGGTGAAGCCGTGAAGTATCAGATCTGGTCGTTCGGTCGGGCGTTTGGAATCCCTTACCGAGGGGGCGTGATTTCGATCCCGCCGTCATCGTTTATCGAGACTGAGGATGAGGCTCTGGCTTCAGCCGCCCGGGGCATGCCCGGGCTCAGTGTCGTCGTTATTAACGCGGTCCAGACTGAGGCGTCTCAGGCGTCGAGGCGAGCTGTTAAAAAGAAAACTAATGAGGCGAGGGAGCGCCGGCTCTAAGCCGGCTCTCTCTCTCGCCTCTAATTAACGAGGCGATTAAGGAGTCGAGAGCAGTGGCTGATGAGCATAACTATTTAATAACTCTCACCGACGTCAAGGCTTACCTCGAGGAGAAATCTACCGAGAACGATGCGGTTCTTACCTCGCTGACCGATTACGTCAACGCCTCAATCGCTGATTACCTTGAGACCTTGCCAGAGCCCGGCGCTGTTACTGATACCTTTACGGCTTTCGGCAACAGGACGCTGTATCTCTCCCGGCGCCCGATAATTGAGATTACTCAGGTCTCGGTCGATGGCGAGCCGATCAACGATTATTACTCAGACGAGAATGGGTTTATCTGCCGCTCTCGGGGCTTTAGAGCCGGGTCAAAGATTGTCGTCACTTACCGCGCTGGATATCAGACCTGGCCGCTCGCTCTCAAGCTGGCCGCTCTCAAGCAGGTGGCGTTTGAGTATCAAAAAACACGGACTCGGGCATGGGGCGTGAGCTCAATGAGTTTCCCTGACGGCTCAGTTAACCGAATTCAAGACGATGAATATTTACCCGAGGTGAGACAAACTTTGAGGCGTTACCGCCGGGCGGTTTTCAGATGATTAGAATTAAGACCGACACCTCAGGGGCTCAGCGAAAGTTTACGGCGCTCACCCAGACCTCGTGGGTCTATGACACACTTGAGCGCTGGGCGCCGCTGGCGATTAATGAGGTTAAGTCTCTCGGCGCCGAGCGGTTTAAGTCGGCTAAAGGGCATCTGCTCTCATCGCTCGGCTTTAAAGTCAGTCAGACTAAGAGCGGGGCTGAGGTTCTGGTAGGAACGGGAGTCAAGGGCAGAAAATCGATACCTTACGCCCGGATTCAAGACGTCGGAGGCGAGATTGAACCAAAGAACCGTCAGTATCTCACGATACCGCTCGGCGGAACTCGAGGTCGGGCGGCTGATTACAAAGACACGTTTTTTATAGAAACTAAGGCCGGTAAACTTTTTCTTGCTCAGCGTGTTAGCGCTAAGGTATTTAAACGGAAAACGACTAAGGGTATCAAACTTAATGACTCAGGTGTCAGGTTACTTTTTCTTTTAGTCAAAAAAGTTACACTCCCGGGGTCGTCTTACTTTACGGATGCGATGGCTACCGCGACGATAAGACTGCGTCAGATGCTTGATGCGAGGGTGCCGAGATGAGTGACCCGCTCAGGCTCAGAGTTATCGACGCGGTCGTCTCAGCGCTAAAGGCGATCAAGAAAGAAAATGGTTATTACTTTACGCCCGCCGAGGTCTCTACTCAGGCGATTGTCTTTCAAGAGACGCTGAGTTATCCGCGATACTCGGTGGCGCTTGAGAGCACCCGGGTCGAGGAGAGAGCTTACCACTCGCTTGATGAGACAATGATAGTCTCAATACGAGGGCTCATTAAGAGCCCGGACCCGGTGAGAGACATCTTGAAGGCGTCGCAGGACGTGAGGGCGGCGCTTGAAGCCTCAGCGGTCTCAGGGGCTCTCCGAGACCTCGGGGCGATAGTAAATGGCGGCGAGATGACAACCGATGCCGGGCTTCTCTCGGCTGACCGCTATGGACTTTTTGATTTACGTTTTGAGATTTTAGTCTCCGGCTATTACGATGGGTTATGACGCCGGGGGCTTGAGGTGATATAATCAAAAACGGAGGCACACGACAATGGCAATTGAAAGACGATTAACTAAGGCGGCCGTCGCTAAGGCTTCGGCCTGGGGCTCGGTCGCTAATTTAAATCAGCCGAACACGGGCATTCTACCGACTAACGCCGGGGCTATTAAGCCGGCTTATCAGGTCGTTGAGGATGAGACTTTCGGGGCGTTTGAAAAATATCTCGACACGACTTTTCAAAATGCGGTCGATTTTACGCTCGACTTCGACTATCGGTTCGATGGACTCGAGAACTTTCTCATGGCTCTGCTTTTCGGTATCGATACGGTGACCGAAAATGGCGACGGCACCTACACACATAAGCTCTCACTGGCTGATCGGGAGACAGGCTTCGTTAGCTATGCCGTCGAGAAAGGCTCAAAGTTTCACTGCGTCCCATCGGCCAAGATTACCAAGGTGACGCTCTCAGTCAATAATGGTTTGGTCAAGATATCGGTAGCACTCAGGGGTAATCTTGTTGATGATACGACGATTCTTACGCTCGATGCCTCGACGATTCCTGGCTCGCCAAAGTTCAAAGCTAAATTCGCTAACGCCCGGTTTCGGCTCAACTCTCAGAGCGGGGCGGCTCTGGGCGACGGCGATGTCGTTCACCCGAATAATTACACGCTCGAGTTTGAGAGGAAACCTGATGCTGAGCACGTCGCCGGCTCTTTCGGGATTATCGAACCGCTGGAGACCGATAAGCCTCAGATTAAACTGACGCTTGAGTTCCCGAGGATGGACGCCGTTAACGCCGAATATTTCAAGGACTGGTCTGATGGCGTGGAGAAGAAGGCTGACATCTTATTCCCTGGCCCGGCTATCCCGGGAGTAACGCCGACGAGGACTTATAGCCTCAAGTTTGACCTGCCTCGGTTAGCGATTGAAGATGTAGAGTATGCCGACTCAAAGATTATCCCGGCGAAGGTTGTCTTACGAGCCCTCGAGGCTGAGACAGCGCCGCTGGGCATGACAGGCGAGACAAAACCGATTTACGCTGAGCTTACTAATCGGCTCGATGGCGACTGGTCAGTGCCGCTTCCTGATATCGATAGTTTTGCCGTTAAGGGTGAGCCCGAGGCGACTCAGGTCATGCTTGAGTGGGAGGTCACGGGCGCCGATTACTTTAAGGTTCAGCTCTATAATGAGGCCGAGCAGAGATGGGAGACCCGGTTTTACTCTGACGATCCTGCGGAGACCGAGGGTCTCATCACCGGCTTGACGCCTGAGACCACGTATCACGCGATCTTAATCGCCGGTAACTCGGGCGGCGAGAGCGCCTCAGACGTGCTGGAATTCACGACGTTGGCGAGTTAAGAGAGACGAGGTGAGTGATGTTAGACGTTAAAACTATCCATCCTCAGATTACCCGGACATTTAAGGCAATCATCGGGGGTGAGCCCGTTGAGATCACCCTGACCCTGAGGCCGGCTGACTTGAGTGTCGTCGATTACGGCAAGATTGACCCGGCGGGTGCGGTCGGGCCGGCGACTTATGAGCTCTGCCGTCAGGTCATCGTCGGATGGGACTTGACAGACAACGGCCAGCCCGTGCCGTGTAACGATGAGATGAAGGATAAATACCTCGGGCTCTTAGTCTCACTCCCGGTTGAGGTTATGGTTGATGATAAGCCTATGACCTCGGTGCTCGGGGTCGAGGTCGTGGTCACGGCGGGTGATCTGAAAAATTTTTTCGAGGTCTGACGGCCTTCGCCGATTTATACGGCGAGCGCTGGCGCTCGGTGCTGAGGCCGGAAGACCACGAGCGACACGAGAGCGAGGCTGAGCGTGAGGCATGCGTTAATTGTCAGCTTGAGCGGCTCACGGCCGCTTTCACTCCGTTCGAGTCGTTTACCCTCTCATTTTACCGATCATTTTTTACTGAGCTCGGGCGCTCATCAGGCGTCGCGGCGATTGAATACTCGAGGCTCGGCTATGACTACATTGAGCGAGAGGTGCTCGTTGAGGCGCTCGAGACGCTTAGAGAGTTATATCAAAAAATCTCAAACGATAAGGCTGAGGAACGATGGCAGATGTCAAAATCCTGATTGAGGCCGACGCCTCAGGGGCGATCCAGTCAATCAAGCAGGTCTCGGGCGAGGTCTCTCAGCTCGGGTCTGAGACAGAAAAAACAGATAAAAAGACGGGTGGCTTTACCTCTACCATAGCCTCAGGAATCTTGACTTATCAGTTGGCGACTAAGGCGCTTAGAGCCGTCGTGGACGTTACTAAGCAGGCTATTGCGGCCGCCGCAGAGTCTGAGTCGGTCGACCGAGCGCTTCAGACTGCGCTCGAGACAACCGGCCGCTCAGCCGCTCAGCTTTTCCCTCAGTTTAACGCGCTGAGTCAGGCGATCCAGCAAGAGACGACAATCTCTGACGAGGCCGCCCGATCGGCTATGACTCTGCTCGTTCAGATGACTAATCTCGACCGGCGAGGGATAGAGCAGGCGACAAAATCTGCAATCGGTCTCTCTAAGGTCTACGGGATGGATCTTGACTCAGCCATCCGCATCGTTCAAAAAGCCGTTAACGGGCAGACCGCGATGCTTCAGCGATACGGCATTCAGATTGACTCGACCCTTCCGCTTGAGGAAAAACGGGCGGCGATTTTTGAGAGGTTATCGCCACTATATGAGCGAGCCCGCTCTGAGACTGAGACTTATGCCGGGGCAATGGAGCAGCTCAAAAATACGATTGGCGATTCGCTCGAGGTTCTGGGCGGGGCGATCGTCAAAAACGAAACTTTCACCGAGGTCATAAAAAATCTCAACGAGCGGATAACTACTCTTGCCTCTTCGAAGGATTTTCAGCTCTGGGCGTCAGCCTTAGCCGAGATGATTGGTAAGGTCGTATCGGTCACAGAGAAGGCCGCCTCGGCGATGATAAAGTTCACCAACTCGACGGTTCTTTTCTTTTCGGGGCTCTCGAAGTCAGATAAAGAACTCGATGAGTCAGAGAGGAAAAGGATCGCCGCACTCGAGAGGGCTCGGGCGGCAGGGCATTATCTCAATCAGACAACAATCGAAACAAAAAAGTCGAACGATGATCTGAATAAGTCAATCAACGAGACAGGAAACGTTGTCATCGTTGATGAG